AAACTCCGGAAGAAAATGACAAACTGGTAGAAAGTATAAAGAAATGGACATATATGTATTAATTCTTCCGTTGTTGATAGGATGGATATTAGATAAATTGCTTGGGGATCCGATAGGATTGCCGCATCCAGTGGTAGGATTCGGGAAGCTGATCTCTTTTTGTGAGAAACGATGGAACTGTGGGACACATCGGATGTTGAAAGGAGGGGTGGCGGCCATTATGCTTATTTTGCTAGTGTATGCAGGATCTGTTTTGGTATTGCATTATCTGTTTGTGCTAAACCGTTGGTTGGGTATTATTCTCTCTGCTGTGCTTGTTTTCTATTGTTTGGCAGGAACTACACTTATCAACGAAGTAAGGCAGGTTTTTTTGGCTGCGGATCATTCTTTGGAGGAAGGAAGAAAGCAGGTTTCCCGTATTGTAGGGCGTGATACTTCGGAACTGACAGATCAGGAAGTGCGTACGGCTGCTTTGGAAACATTGGCTGAGAATTTGAGTGATGGGGTTATTGCTCCATTATTCTGGTATTTGCTTTTGGGAGTTCCCGGTATGCTTGCTTATAAGATGGTTAATACGCTTGACTCTATGATAGGCTATAGGAATGAACGTTATCTTCAGTTTGGTTGTGTCGCTGCACATATTGATGATATGGCGAACTATATTCCGGCTCGTCTAACTGCATTTTTAATGGTGCTGTGTGCAGGGCGTCCCGGTTTGCTGAGATTTGTAGGTAAATATGGTAACCGGCATGCGAGTCCTAATTCAGGTTATCCGGAGTCTGCTTTAGCAGGTATCTTGAATTGCCGTTTTGGAGGTCCTCATGTTTATTTTGGAGAGATAGTCTATAAACCTTTTATTGGAGATAAGGATCGGTTTATCCATACACAGGATATGCATAAAGCTGTCGATATAAACAGGAGAGCAGAAATCTTGATGGTTATAGTAAATATTGTTTGCTTATATTTGGTCGGTTGAAAAATATATATTACTTTTGTTTCCGTTTTAGAGATGCGGCAGTAGCTCAGTTGGTAGAGCATCAGCTTCCCAAGCTGAGGGTCGCGGGTTTGAGCCCCGTTTGCCGCTCTGCTGAATATCAAGCACTTATCTAATGGTAAGTGCTTTTTTTTATATTATTATCAAAGAAAACATTCCGTTTAAGGTGGTTATTTGGGGGTTATTATGTATCTTTATCGTCACAAAAACGTCACAAAACAATGGCAACAGTAAGATTGATACCTGATACAAGAGCAAAGAAGGATGGATCTCAGATGATTCTTCTTGTGATACGGATAGGGAAAACGAGGTTTGTTTTCTCCACTGGAATATCTACACCGTCTTCTGAAAAGTTTAATGAAGTGTCTTATTTGGACAAATCGGTACCACAGTCTAAAGTAAAAAATGTAAGGCTTGTCAGTTTGAAGAATAAGGCTGAAAAATTGATTATTGACGATGAAGCTAGATTATCTTCTTTGCCTTCCGCTAAAGCCAAGGAGATAATCAGCGAATATGTATTTGATGAAAAGGTTGTAAAAAAAACAAGATGTTTTATAGATTATCTTGATGAGTTTGTTTCCATAAAGAGTAATACAGGAACAAAAACGGTTTATAATACAACTAGAAATAAACTGCTTGAATATGATCCGGATTGCACCTTTGACACAATGGATAGGAAATGGCTGTCTAATTTTGAAAGTTGGATGGCTGAATCAGGGATGAAAGTAAACGCTTATTCTATTCACCTGCGTAACATTCGTGCAGTATTCAATTATGCTATTGATGAAGAAATTACTACCTTATATCCTTTTCGAAAGTATAAGATAAAAAAAGAAGAAACTAGAAAACGTGCTTTATCTGTTGAACAATTGAGATTATTGCGTGATTATCCTTGTGAGGAGTTTGAAAAGAAATACAGGGATATATTTATGCTGATTGTATATCTTGTTGGAATAAATATAGGTGATTTGCTTTTACTTGAACACAAGGATATAATAGATGGACGTATAGAATATTATCGCCAGAAAACAAAGAAATTTTACTCTATTAAAATAGAGCCGGAAGCACAAGCTATATTGGACAGGTATCAAGGTAAAACTCATTTACTAGATGTATTAGATTACTATGGAGACTATCATGATTTTAGCCATAGGATGAATAAGAATCTTAAAGGAATAGGTCCGTTTGAACGAAAAGGGCTTGGTGGGAAAAAAAGTAAGCAACCATTGTTTCCCGAACTTTCAACATATTGGGCGCGTCATACATGGGCTACGCTAGCACATAAGGTGGATATTCCGAAAGATGTAATATCTTTAGCTTTGGGGCACTCCTTTGGTTGTGATGTTACAGATATATACATTGATTTCGACAGGGATAAGATTGATGAGGCTAACAGGAAAGTGATAGATTACATATCGGGTAGCTTAAAAAAGTCTAAACCATGAATAAATCCATCTCGTGATATGTATATTTTAAACAAGATTTTTAATTTTGCTGTTCCTGTAATAATGGATTAAATTTTTGTAGTATGGCTGAGAAAAGACAAAGTTACACAGAGGAAGAATTGAATGAAATGATTGCATGGTTCAATGATCATGCTAGCCAACTTCCCAAAACAATGCAAATAAATAAATCTGCGTTTACTCCCGATTTAGCCCTCACTGTTGAAAGCTGTATTATGCAAGCCCAACAATGTTTGGGTAACTATAAGATGGAAGGGGCATTTTTGTTACTTAAACAGATCAGAGCTAATATAGAGAAATAATAATTCATATTGGTTCCCACTCGGTATATTGATTTCCGATTGTGGGGGCTGTTTGAGGTTGGTTCACATTAAAGGTGTAGGATCGACAAAAGAAAATCTAATATGCTTATATGTATTGAAGGCGAAATTGAGTAAATATCATGTTTAGAATAATTCGGAATGACTTCCGATTCTGATAACTTCTATCACATCGTGTTCTGTGTCTATCCATATCAGGAGAAAATCATTTTTGATATGGCATTCCATACAGTCCTTGTAGTTCCCTATTAGAGCATGTGCTTTATATTCTTTGGGAAGGATGTCACCGTTTGCTAACTTTTCCAATACATCATATAAGGCTTTCATTAGCAGGATGTCATTCCTATACTTCTTCAAATCTTTCTTTGCTTTTGTGCTATAACGGATCGTCTTCATTCTATTTCGTTGATAGATTTCATGAATGAATCAAAATCTGTAGTATCTATCGTTCCCGAATACTTGCCGGAACGCGCTTCGTTTATGGCTGCGACAGTTTCTTCATTTGGTTCTGAATACATCGCATCCATCAAAGTGCTCTCTACAAAATTGTTTAGGCTTCTGTTTGCTTTCTTTGCGTGTTCCTGCAATACTTGAAGCAAATCTTCACGTAGCCGGAACGATGTTTGTTTTCTTATTACTGTTTCCATCCTATTATTGTATTATATTATAATGCAAAAGTAATACATTATATTGCAAAGACAAATTTTTATTTAGTTTTTTTTCATGCGATCTAACATACCTCTTATTTTTGGACAGTTTGGAATTATGTTGTAATTTTGCAACGTTTAACTAAAATGTAATGTTGTTATGGACATACTATTTTTTATTGCGGTTATCATTTGGGTTGTAAAAGGTGGACTTATGAAGAGTTCAAGGAGTGCAAACAGTAGTTTTAGAAAGGGGTTGAGAAAATGAAACAATATTATTCTAATCACGGTTCATATAGAGAACTTCTGTTTGATGAAAGGTGGCGTGAAAAGAGAATGCATATATTAGAAAGAGATGGATATAAATGTACAATATGTGGAAGTGAAAAAAATTTGGTTGTACATCATAAGCAATATCATATTGATAAAAATGGGAGGAAACTTCGGCCGTGGGAATATAATGATAAGTATCTTATTACACTATGTAGTTCTTGCCACCAAAGAGGACATGCAAAATTTGATATTCCAACTAAAACAATAAATAAATATGGGACTTTTTAATTTTTTCAAGAAGAGCGACCTGAAAAACAATACGGAAGTTACAGGGTTGCAAAATCTAAATGTTATAGATGATAAAGTAATTCAACCAGAAATCAAAAGGGAAGACTTTGTAGATGATTCAGAGCCAAATATAGATAACAATGCCGTAACCGTAAAACATGGTACAGGTATGCCTATTGATGTCATTTATGATTATATACAAGGTGATTATGAGCAAGAAGGCTATGATGATGCAATGTGTAATGCGGATATGACTTATAAAGAAGCTAAAAAGGAAATGATTAAAAATGGGCTTAAAATGCGGTTTGATCAAGTTCGTTTAAGATACGAAAGTGATATTCGTGATATAAGTGTACAAATTGACATTGTGGAAACCCAGGGTTTAACTACTACTTCAATGACATTGAAGGCAAGAAGGGACACTTTTAACGAGCATCTTAGTAAAATAAACGAGATGGAATCATCTCTTGATAGAGAAGACAAAAAGATGATGAATATGATAGCTTCCTATGAGAGAGGTTTCTTAAAAGGTATATCTGCAAAATCTGAATCTTTTATAAATAGATAATAGTTTATGGGAATACTTACTAAAATAGGATGCTTTCTTATAGGTTGGAGAGTTGACATATTGAAAGACTGTGGAGAGGCAAGCCATCGTACATTTAAAAGGCTTACTTCTGCCATTACTATAATGATGATATTATGGGGTACAATAGGATTTTGTTTTGCGGACAAGTATATTAATATAGATTCAATATACGGAAAATTCACTGTATCTTTTGCATTTATGGTTATTGTTCTTTGTATAGAACGTATTATCATTTTAGCTGTTGGTAAACCAACATGGTCTTATGTGTTTAGGGTTATATTAGCTGTTCTGATGTCTTTCCTTGGTGCTTTTATATTTGACCAAATCATATTTCAAAACGACTTGGCAATAAAGGTGGATGAGAACAGGGAGAAACTTATTCAGAATGCTAGAACTCATAGATTAGAAATGTATGATGCCGATATTAAGATGCTTACAGAGGCAATAGATTCTATTGGACGGATAAATGTTGAATTGTATGAAAAATTGCAGAAGAATCCTGTTATAAAAGTTACAGACGTTGACAACAAGGAGGTTGTCGCAGGCGTTGATGATGAAGGTAATCCCATAAAAACAAGAACTACAAATGTAGTTACAAGAAGTATGGAAAATCCAATATCTGCGCAAACAAAGGCTAATGAGAACCAACTTGCTATCTATCAAGAGCAATTAAAAAAACTTCAAGAGAATAAGAGTGTAGTAGACAAGGAGGTTCGTTCAGATTTTGCCAAAAGAAAAGTTGGTTTTATAGAAGAATTAAATGCAACATGGGAGGTTATAACCAGTAGTTTTTTGTCTATTACTTTTTATTGCATTTTATTTTTGGTTCTTGTTTCTTTGGAAATCTTTGTTGTAACAATAAAGAGTGGAGATACTCATTGCGATTATGATTTGATAGTGGAGCACCAACTTAATATTAAAAAGAAAACACTGGAACAGACAGAAGACAGATTGCTGAACAAGAAAGATAAATGAAATATGAAAAGAAAAATTGTAAAATCGGCTCTTGATTTTATAAAGGACGTTGCAAGTGAAGTGCTAAATGATAAAAACAGACTTGCAAAAGCTATCGCTGTTCATATTAGAAATGGAATTGAAGATTTTCATTGGAAGTATTTGTCAGACGAGGATATGCATGAACTTAATCCGAGAATAAGGAATGCAATATATACGTTCCTTATGGACTTCAAGAAAGATATTTGTAGCATATCTGCTGAGTGTGATACACATGGGTGTATTGATTATATTGCCAATAACGCATATATCTACCTTTTAGATATTGGTATAAGCAACGAACTGGTAGTGGAGTTTGACGAATGTGTTTTTAAACGACTATACGAGTCTTTTTATGACATTTCTAATGGAGGTATGATGATGGCTGAACTTGAAATATTGCGAGTCCCTAAATATTGGGAAGATTGCGTATATATTGATTCATTGACTAACAATTAAAATTATGTTATTATGAAGAAGATTTTATTACTGATTATTGCATCATTGGCTTTCGTGTCGTGCGGAAAAAGCATAGACAAATACGCAGAGGAAACTTTGGATGAAACATTCAAAATGTGCATGGATAGCAAAGAGCTTAGTCATGTTAAATATGAACTATCTGATAAAAATACAGTGTACAAGAGTGATTCACTATGTATAATCGAATTTAAGTGTTCTATGTTTGCTGATGATGGTGTGTTGTTGCTTAAAAAAGACTTTGAGTACTTTGTTTCAAGAGGGTATAAGAGTAAATACAGGATAAGAGATGGACGATTTGAAAGGAGAGTAATAAACGAAGTAAAGAACGGTAGAAGCTATATGTATGTACATAATGAACAGATAAAATTCTTGAAAGATGATTATGAGTCTGAAAGATTAGAACAAGGTAGGTCAAAGGATGAGTATTATAATGATATGATATTCATTGGTGCTCATATTGCAGAAGGGAACTTTTTTATAGAGAAAAAGATAGATTGAAAATAGACTATGCTTAAAAACATACTTCAAAGTTTTGCCATATCGAAAAATATGCTTTACTTTGCAGTGCTAAACAATTATAAGAGTGGGCAACTCTTATGTAATCCGTAAGGGTTATTTTTATGCCCAATATAGACATAGGTATATCGTATTTTAGATATAGCACACGAACGGTGGGGTAACGGAAACGTCCCCGAAATTAATCTTATGATTGTTTAGCAGCCGTGACCGTGTGCTTTTTTATTTTATGCTAAACAATCAGAAATCGGATGCTTCTGTCATCCAAGTGTTCAATTCACCACAATTCGGTGAAATAAGAACAGCAGGAACGAGTGAAGAACCATTGTTCTGCCTTTCCGATGTATGTTCGGTATTAGGGCTTAGACAAGGTGATGTAAAACAAAGACTTGACGATGGGGTGGTTTCAACCCAACCCATAATAGACGCACTCGGAAGAGAACAACAAGCAAACTTTGTAAATGAGGACGGTTTGTATGATGTTATCCTTGATAGCAGAAAACCGCAAGCGAAAGCATTTCGTAAATGGGTAACTTCCGAAGTCCTCCCTGCAATCCGCAAGACAGGCGGCTACCTCGCCACCAAGCAGGACGACACTCCCGAAGAAATCATGGCACGTGCTCTAACCATCGCACAAGCTACCCTTGCCAAGAGAGAGGAACGGTTAAAGCAGCTTGAAGCTGAAACCGAACAACAACAAGTCACCATTGAGATTCAGACAGAGGAAATCAAGAAAGCCGCTCCGAAAGTCAACTACTACGACAACCACTTGCAGAGTGTGAATGCTCTTACTGCAACTCAAATAGCAAAAGAGATAGGTATGTCGGCAGAGAAACTAAATAGCAAACTGAAAGAACTTGGAATACAGTTCAAACAGTCGGGGCAGTGGCTCTTAAAATCACCATACGACAAATGGGGTATGCATGAAACGAGAACCAATATTTTCACAAGTGAAAGAGGTAATACCCATACCAACACATATACTGTATGGACGCAGAAAGGTAGACGCTTCATTATTGCTCTATATGAAAATGATTGGGACGTGAAGAAAGCCATCAAGCAGATAAAAGGTGAGCTGAATCCAGCCGCGTAACCTTGTTTTTTGCCACATAAATTCATTTACCCACTTTTCTTATGAGGTGGGTGCATATTTCATGTTCAATTTTGCAATGTTGTTAATTAATAGATTGTAAACTTTTAAAATACACAAAAAATATGGAATTAAATAAAAGCAACAAGAAAGAATACGATTTGTCCAGCATTCAAGAACTTTTCAATGAGATGGAATCACCTAGGCAACTTGCTGATGATCTTGCTCAACTGATACTCAACTACGCATCTCTTGTTACCGAGGACAACATCGAAGTATTCAAGAATGATTTATCAACTATATCTGTTCTTCGTGATGCGTTGATTAAAGTGAATATATTGCCACAATTAGCATAAGAGCACGTTGAGGTTACGACCAACGTTCAAATGAAAAGGCACTTTGCTTGCGATAAGTAGAGTGTCTTTGCTTATTTATGTTTAATGGTATTAAATAATGCAAATGCAATAATCCCAATAACCAACCATAACAACCCAAAACGGATTATAACCGCCTTAAACGGAATATCGCACTATTGTTAACACTTTTGGATATCTCTTGTTAATCATATTCCTTTGTACCCGTTGCAAGTAGAGCGGCAACAGACACATGATTAAACAATCGCTCAAACGTGAGCCTTCTTTATATTTGGAAATCCGTTGCCGCTCTACTTTAGCAACGGATTTTTTCTTTCCTATTAGTTAGATAAAATCCATACAATCGGTTCTATCAGTGCCCACCGTGCGGAACTTTGGATTAAACCAATGACAGCCGTGAGATAAAAAGGCTCTTCTGTTTTATACTGTATGTCTTTTATTGGCAAGACCTGCTCTGTTCCCATCACCTAACAACAGGCGCCCAAGCGTTGTATTACGATAACCAATAAGAGATGAAGCAAAGATGTTGGAGAAGCATCCAGTATTAAAGCAACAAAATGAATAATTGAAGTTTAACAATGTTCATCCGCCTCCTAATAATTATCTTGGGAGAAAGGGTGAGGTATAAAATTAACCAATATGACAGAACTTGTATTCAAAGGTCAGAATGACCAAGTTTTAACTAACAGCCTATTGGTGGCTGAAAAGTTTGGAAAAGAACATAAGCATGTCTTAGATGCTATAAGAGAGCTTATACAGGGGTGTGCCGAAACTTCGGCTGGCCCTATGTTTGTTGAAGCTATAACGAATAACAAGAGCGAACTTTAATATTATTATATGGATAATTCGATTAAGATATTTAAGAATGATGTATTTGGCGAAGTACGAGTAGCTGGAACAAGTGAAGAACCGCTTTTTTGCTTAGCTGATGTTTGCAATGCAGTTGAGTTGAGTAATCCTTCATCAGTAAAAACAAGATTAAACGATGAAGATTTGCAACTGCTTGATTTACACGCCCTAAATCCTGATTTATACGTGAATGGGAATTCATTTGCTACGTTTATAACAGAATCAGCCTTCTATGACGTTCTTCTTTTTAGTTCTAGCAAGAAAGTAAAACCGTATAGAAGATGGGTTACGCATGAAATATTGCCCTCCATTCGTAAGTACGGTGCGTATATGACGTCCGATACTATAGAAAAGGCTCTTACATCTCCCGACTTTCTGATTCAACTTGCTACTACTCTGAAAGAAGAAAAACAGAAACGGATTGAAGCAGAAAAGAAGGTGGAAGAACAAGCCCCCAAAGTTCTGTTTGCTGATGCTGTAATAGGGAGTCGTTCTTCATGTCTTATAGGTGAACTGGCTAAGATAATATCTCAAAATGGATTCCATGTTGGGCAGAACAGGCTGTTTGAGTGGCTTCGCAATAATCATTATTTAGGGAGTGTTGGTGAACGTAGAAATATACCTAATCAGCAATATGTTGAACAAGGTCTGTTTGAATTGAAGAAAGGTACACGATCCGGCAATGATGGAGTGTTGCGTACTACTATAACAACCAAAGTTACCGGGAAAGGTCAATCCTACTTCATAAACGGTTTCCTGACTGGCAAATTCATCATTTAACCGATTGTAAACATTTCAAAGAACGAATTATGAAAAAAAGAAAAATCACTAAACGCCATATCGAATCAGAAGAACTAAGAAAAGGTTTTGAAATACTAGAAGAAACTAAATCTAATCTTCTTCATAAAGTGTATTCTGTCAATCATGGACTTTCAAAGAAGCCACTATTTGAGCGACATGTTGGAAACTGTCAATCAACCTTGATTGTTTTACTTCTGATAATAGAAATCGTAATTCATTATTTACTCTTAATTATACTTCTTTTCCAGTAATGTAATCAACCTGTTTATTTGTTCCTGAAACATTTCTATATTCTTTTGGTTTTGATTAATCATATTCACAATAATTTCCATACCATTTTTGTCAAATGGGCATTCTAAATGTATATCCTTACCGTTTACGTTAACCCCATGTACGCTTGAGTTTTTGATATCTCCAATGGATTGATTGTTTTTTAGCATTTCTCCTTTTCCTTCCATAAGCCAGTCGTTATTAAACATATTATCAAAAGCATTATTAAATTTAAGAATAAAAGTATTGGTTAGGTAACTTTTATTACCACTAAACGCTTTAGATACACTTTCTTTTCTAATCCCCATTCTATCTGCAACATTTTGTTGAGATGATATAATACCTACATCTTTTAGATGGTTGTAAGCTGAAATAATACGTTCTCTTGTTTCCATAATGTTAATTATACGTTAAATATCTACTGTATTGTTGCTATATTACCAACAATATCTATCTTTGCAATGCTGTTAATAAACAACGATATCAACAAAGTTGCTAAATGGCAGCGTTCGCAAACATAAAGAAAAATAAAATAACAAACAAATATAATGGAAAATATTAATACGATAGTTATCAAAAAAATATCACCTGCCGAAACATTAAAAAGTATAGCAGTCGGAGAAACAAGGCTTATTAAAAGTAAAGCTATAAAAGAAAATGTTGTACGTGCCACTATGTCAAGACTGAATAAGATTGGTTATAATTTTATATCTAAAAGTGGTGTTGACGGTACCATTGTAACAAGAATCAGATAATAAATTTATTAAGAGGAAGTAAAATGAAAAAGGTAAATATAAATTCCGGGAAAGTTCAACCTGTTAATAAGATATGGCTGAGCAGAGAAGAGGCCATGGCGTTTTTAGGATGTGCTGATGACTACCTACGCAAAGTTAGGGAGAGTGGGCAAGTATCGTTTTGTCGCGATGGGAGAATGGTATGTAAGCATTCGGCCTCGTGCGTGTTTCTCTCCAAGTTATAATAAAGTCAAAAGCCAGACGAAGCATGTCTGGCTTTTGACTTTATTATAGCTT